AAATTATTCATCGTTGAAAAGATTTGAATATCCAATAAGTCTTCAATTATTGCTCGTCTATCAGCAGGCGAAAGTTGCATAAACGGTACAAAAGAAGCTGAACCTAATATAACAACTTGAGTAAACGATTTAAAATTTATTTTAAGAATTAATTTTTCCAAATGCTCTTGATAATCTTTTGCTTTAGAATCTTGATTAATTAATTCATCATTGCAATATATTTCAAATATCGTTGGTTTAATACCTCGAATAACTTTATATTCTTTTTTACCTATAGTAAACTCAACTTCTACGACACCGTGAGATTGATTGATAGAATTCAATAAGTTTGGTTTATTAATTTTACGAAATGGTTTGCCAAATAAACCAAAGCATAATGCATCTAGGATTGTTGATTTTCCTGCTCCATTATTACCAATAATGAGTGTATTCTGTGACCTACAAAGATCAATCTCTGTAAAAACATTACCTGTTGAGAGTATGTTTTTCCATTTTATTTTTTTAAATTTTATCATGTTTCTTCTTGATTAATTGCATCAACGTACAAGCGGCGCATAACATTTTTCAGTTTTGCGGTATCAACGCTATCATTTTCTATACCATCAATATATTTGTAAATTATAGCTAAAGTGTCTTCTGCTTGATCAATAACATCATCAACATCATTTTCTAAATTATCAGTAAAGTCTTCAACGATATTAATATCAATTGGTGCTACATTATATAAGTTGTTTAAAAATTTGTCAAATAGAAATGGATTTGTTTTATTTTCAACTACAACTTTAACATATGTATTCGTATACATTGACAAATTTTTATTGACAATATCATAATCATTCTGTTCTTTATCATTATAATATATTTTGTGGAACATAGTGTTTGGATTTTTATGGAATTCTAATTCATTTGTATTTAAATCAAATAAATGAAATCCTCTATCATCTTTGTAATCAATCCAAGTAAGTTCGTAAGGATTTCCCAAATAATGAATATTACCTTGATTTGATCTGTGATGATAGTGTCCAGAGAATACAAGATCAAATTCTTTAAATAAAGATCGATCTAAACCTTCTTCACATACTGTACCTAAATGCATAATGAAACCTTGAATTTCAAAATGGCCCATACATAACTTAGCTTGCGTATTCTCAATTTCATCAATTGAATGTGAATAATTTTCTGCACAAATCCAAGGTACCATACAAATATTAACGCCACCAACAGTTATTGTTTTTGCGTTATAAATTGCATTAATATTTGTATACTCTTTCAATAGTAAGTCTACAGAGTTTACATCATTAGTATTTTTAAAATAAGTATCATGATTACCAACAATCATATGCACTTTAATATTTCTTTCTGCTAACTTATCAAAAAACATTTCTTTGGTTCTTTTGAACGAATAAAAGTTAATATACTTTCTTCGATCAAATGTATCACCCAAAATAAGAACGGTATTAATGTTATTTGATTCTAATATAGGAAAAAAAGTTTCAGAATAAAACTTCTCATAATAATCTAAAAAATGTAGCGAATCATTTCTTCCACCGAAGTGCTGATCCGTAATAATTGCTACTTTCATATTTACTCCATAAATTGTTCCAAACCTTTTGGTTTAGCAACTACTTTTTTAGTTTCTTTCTTCTTTTGTTGCACTTCTTCATAATTTTCTATAAATTCTGATATATTATCGTACAACTCAAATTGTTTACTATTACCATTTTCTAAGTCCATCATGTCATATTCGTCGAGAATACCATTCTGTTCAGTGGACTTGTACTTGATATACATGTACTTTTTCTCTTTCTGAATTCTTCTCAGAAAAGCATAATACACTATTTGTGTGAAATATGCAAATGGATTTTTCGATTTTGTTGGATCAAAATTATTGAAGTACATCAAACAATTTTCTATGCCATCAGAAATCATCTCATCACGATATGTGTAATTGATAAAATTAGGTTTGTGTGATAATCCTTCTGCTATTTTCATGAAACATTCACCAATATAATTAGGAATCGAAGGACTAGATTTTTTTTCTTGATCTGCAATCTCACATAAATTTTTGTAATCGATTAGAGCTTTTAAAAAATCTTCATTGTTTATATAATGTTTTTGTTTTGACATAAAAATTTACCATAAAAAAGTTGTTGACAAAGTGCTTGACAAGGTGTACATTTCTCTATGTCAAGGTTGAAAGATGATTAATTAATGTAATGGTTGATCTTCTTCTCTTGTTAAATTATTAAATTCTTCTATATAATCATCTGTATCAGACTCTTTAATATCTAAATCTGAACCTAAAGAATCTAATTTATTTTTGATATCAACTGTAAATTTTGTATAATAATCAATAAAAAGTTTGTTAGGTCCTAACACGCACACAACTTGTTTTCTATCGATAGTTGCTTCATTCAGTTCAATTAATCTAGCTGGCAGCCATTCACGAAGAATTATTCCTGAGTATTTTCCTTCTACATGAATGATAATTTGCATAGGATTTATAATATAGTATGATCCATTTTCAAGTTCTGTAACGAAACCTATTATATCTGTGCTATCTTGAAGTCTCAATATTTTAACATCATTCATTTTTAAGTCCTATTTTATAGACTTTAAATGGAAATTTTTCTTCAGTATATATTTTTACTCTTTCCACAAAGTGTCTAAGTGTGTAATTCATTTGTTTTTTGTAGACAAGATCATCTGCAATATCGTAAAGTGTTGCAATCTCTTTACCTTCAACTTTTCTTAATCCTCTACCGATACTTTGTAGATTTCTAACTCTTGACTTTGATGGTGAAGCAAAGATAATATTATGTAAATTCTTAATATTTATTCCAGTACTGAATGTACCGTAAGAAGCAACAACTATTGCATTAGTTTCTTTTTCCATTATACTACGTATTTCTTCCCTGTCTTTAGTGTCTGTTCCACCAAATACGAAGAATACTTTTCTATCTGCTATTCTTTCGGAATCTTTAATCATATTATAAAGAAATATACCGTGTTTGTCAACTAGTTGGAATAAAACTAATGTGTTTTTATTCATACTTATTGCTAAGTTTTTTATAAATTTATTTCTTTCTTGACATTCAACTAAGTATTGTATTTCTTCTTGATAAGTTTTGTCAGAAATATATACACATTTTTCTTCTGGATGTTTTAATACTAAACATTTAATTTGAAATTGTGATACTTTATTTGTATCCATCAATTCTTTTGTTGTTATAACTTTTTTAACAGCACCAAATAAACCTTCTAATACCAATTTGTGTGTTTTTGTGCCATCAAGAGTGCCTGTAAGACCTATTCTGTACTTCGTATTTACACATGATGTTAATATTGTTGTAAGTGATTGTGCTTTAAATAAATGTGCTTCATCACCTATGACATAATGAAACTGTTCGAAATACTCTTTTGGTAGTTGATATACTGATTGCCAAGTTGTTATAGTTAATTTCTTATCTGTATGTTTATCTTTACCTTGATAAATTCTATGAATATTTTCTTCTACAGAAAATTTATTATGACTTGAATAATCTGCAAAATCAGAGTATAGTTGTTCAACAAGAGAAGTTGTTGGAACAATAATCAAGCCTCTCATGTTTTGATAACTTTCAAATTGTCTAACCAACAGATAAATTATTAATGATTTTCCTGACGCTGTTGGTGATAATAGCAATGCCCGTTTTCTTTGCATTGCGTGTATGAAAGCATTCAGTTGATGCTCATGGACTTGAATTGGTACATTTGAAGAGTGGATATTCAATATTTCTGTGAATTTCTTCGCTTTGTATATACTAAATTCATCTTCAACGTCTACTGAGTCATTGAACTCAATACTATAATTACGTGAATTTGCAAATTCCATAACATAATTTATCAATCCATAATAAATTTGAGCAGTATTCATGTTCCATAAACGAATTTTACCATCCCAAATTCTCTTACGAAAAGCAGGAGTAAACTGATGTCCGGGTACCATAAATGTAAAATAATCCGAAAGTTCTTGTGATATATGCTTCTCACATTTTATTTTCAGATATACTTCATCTTTTTTATATACGGTTAAATTAGTTTCCACCTATGAACCTTTCCCATGCAATAAAATCTTTCAATTGATAAGTTCTAGAGTTAAGTTCTTTCATAATAGATTCTATCATTATGACAACTTCTTCATGATACACTTTTTTTTCAGTTAATCGAATTAAATCCGAATCTGCTTCTAGGTATATATTAATATCAGATTTAAGAGTGAATTTAAATGGTTCCCAACCATACTCTTCCAATTGATCTTTTGATAATTTGCCAGTATAGTACTCCCACTTCAATTTTCTCATTTTAATAAAATCATGATTGGCTTTTTTCGACGCCATTTTATGTTTTATTAGAATAGTGAGATACTTATTGTGAAGTATGGGTATACGAATTAGTTCTTTTCCTGGTTCTGTTTGATCAATAACAGAATCTCTTTCCCAATGATTTAATATTTGTTCTATATTTTCCATAATGTAAAAAGTCAATTTAAAAAAAATTAAGTTATAATGTCAAAATAATCATAGTTAAACGTTGCAGTACATTTGATGAGATCTTCAGCAGATTGTGTTGTGTTAAAATTGATACCAGTTAATGATAAAGGAAATATGTTTAAGAAATTAATTTTTAAATTAATATTGTTCGAAGCTGTAAGAATCGATAGTGTAGCATCAGATTCATAGTTATATTTTTTTCCAACAACACCATACATTTTTGTTGTTTCAGACAAAGTTCCTCTTTCTTCTGTACTTTTAGGCGATGCAATATTTCTAAACCAGTTGTAGAGTTCATTCCAAGTTTTTAAATTTTGATCTACCAAAAAAGTTATGTTTAAGTTTTCATAACTAATTTTTGTTCCTGGCATTTTTAAATTTAAAATTGGAGTCGCATATTCGGCTGTTCCAATACTTACGCCTGGAATATTAACTTCTTGGCAAAAATATTGTATTGATGGTATTCTATCAAAGGTCAATATATATTTTGTTGGTTGAAGTAAATCTGTATTTTCTGGAACTCTACCTATTGCTGCCATAGTTGATCACTTTATCCTGTAATATTGTACTAGATATTTATAATATAAAAAAAGAGGGGCATTTCTGCCCCTCTTTAAAAATCACTCTAACGGTGATTTAATCAAATTACATCAGATTCTTGACACCGAACAGACGGTAGTAAACGTTTGAACGTGCTGTTAATGCACCGTTACCAACTGCTGCACCTTGTGCGAATGGGTTTGAAACCATTCCATAACGTGTCTTGAAACCAATCTTTGGTTGGAATGTGAACTGATCAACTGCACGAACCATTTGTAATGGAACGTATGGGCAGTAGAACAGACCAGCATCATAAGGCGAAGAACCCTTATAACCAATTGTAACAAGTTCTTGGTTGCTTGTGTAGCCACCGAAGTATGGATCGATATAGACCTTGATACGACCGTGCAGAAGACCCGCAAATGTGTTACCAGTGTCATCTACTTGGAGATCAGCTTGAAGCGCAGGTGTATACGACAGAACACCAGCCATAGCCATTGCAGAAGCAACGTCAGACGAAACAATCAAGACGTTACCTTTTCCGCGACGAGTTTGTTTTGCAATGATGTTTGCATCACGTTCGATTTGGAAAATCAGACCTTTGAAACGCTCAACTGACCAACGGCCGTTCGAGTCTGTATCTAAGTCAAAGTAACCTGCGGAAACTGTACCAAATTGAGCACCAACAACAGCGTTGTTATAGATTGTGCGAATAACTTCACGATTGATCTCAGCGAGAATCTCTGTAGAAAGAATATTCGACAATTCTGT